CTGGCCGCGGTAGAGGCCGGGGCAGATGTGCTCGTCGACGTCCCTCCAAAACGATTCGTGCGTCGTGCGCTTTAGCTTGAGTTCCGCGACGGCCAGACCGATCCGCTTCCTCGCGGAGATCTCGTAATCGGTCGCGGCGGTGGTCATGGGATTAGCCCGTGGTCCCGATGAGTTCCCGCTTCTGGCCGGCGTCGGGACCGGAGAGGCCGATCGCTCCGTAGGGGGTGATCGCCTGCTGGCCGCCCCCGGAGAGCATCCGCTGGCGGCGACGGGCAGCGCGCGCGGCGTCGGTGGCGGCGTTCTGCTGCTCCTTGACCTGGCGCTGCTGGTCGAGGACGGCGGCTTCTTCGTTGGCCTGGTCGTTCGCGCGGTTGAAGCGGTCCTGCTCGCGCTTCTGGCCGTAGAGTTGCGCCGCCTGCGAGCCGCCGGCGATGACTGCCATCGGCCCGCCCAGCGCGTACAAGAGCGCCACCATCCCGGCCGTGAGTTGCGCCTCGACGTACTTCGGGACGTTCGCGGTGACGTTCTCTTTCAGGTTGGCTAACGATCCGCGGGGGTCCTTGATCGTGTTGACGAAGGACTGATTCAAGCTGCTCGACCACCTCTTGATCGTCCTGAAAGCCATTACGACGCCCTCCTCGTCAGCCGGAGATCCCGGACGAAGCGCTGCGCCTCGGCGTGGTAGCCCATGCGGATGAGCGTGCGACCCCAGGCATTGCGAACCGTCACGTGCCGGTAGACGAGATCGACGCCCGCGCAGGCGAGCTCGTCGTCCTGCCACCGAAGAAACCGTATGGCGGCGCGGCCACGATGCGCGGGAACCAAGAAAACCACGTCTTGGATCGCCCACACCGTGTCGCGGTAGTGAAGATGGGGACCGATGATGAACGCCGCGTAACCGACGAGCCCGCCGTCGATTCTGGCGGTGAACACCCGGATCATTCCGAGCTCGTCGAGCTTCTCGAACTTCTCCCGGTCGGGATCGAACTCGCATCCAGCCAGCGCACCCGTCTCGGCATGGTTGACGAGCATCAGCGGCAGCGCCTCGTCCCAGACGGCGGCGACGGACTCGCGCTGGAAGGTGGTGCGAGGCAGGACCGCAACCTCGATCATTCGCTTCCCCTCGTCAACCTACACAAGTCATATGCTTATCCCGGCATCTGTCAAGCCTGAAAATTATGTAAACCAACGATTGTGTTTTGTGAACTTTTGGCGGACGACCAGCGGACGATCGGCGAATTACCGGCGGTGCGGCTTGAAACTGATGTCCGACTGGCTCGGCTCGGCGCCCGCTCCCGCTCCTGAAATGGGCGCGACGTCGTAGGCGTAGAGCAGGGCGAGCGCGTCGCCGTCGTCGGGGCTCGCGTAGCCCCGCTCCTTCAGCTCGTCCTTGCTTTCGAGGACCATCTGGTCGAGGGCGTTGTGCCAATATTCCGGCCCGGTCAGGTCCATCTCCAGGATCGGGTCGTTGTCGATCGCCAAGTTCGCCGCCAGGGCCTGGCCCAGCCTGACCCACATGTGCGTCCGCATCCGGAAGTGCTTCTTGTCGGGCGAGTCGCCGCCGAACTGGACGTCGAAGCAGGGATGGCCCAATTGCCGGAGCCGATCGCCGATGGGTCCACCCACGCCGGTCGCGTCGATGAAGATGGCGTTCGGCTTGTGCGTCGCGATCAGGTCGCAGACCTTGGCGAGGACCTTCATGCTGTCACGTGATTCGCTTCCGGGGATTCGGGTGGGCGGGATGCTGCGGGCGTCGTTCCCGCGCCGGAAGCGAATGCACCAGTTGTCGTCGCCGCCCCTGGCCACGTCGATCCCCATGATGAGCGGATCGCCCGGGAAGAAGCTCGGCTCGCGCTTCATGGCGCCGGCGACGACGTCGGTGGGGATCAGCTGCAGGGCGGACGCACGGGGGAACATTCCGCGGACGCGGATCCGGACGAAGTCGCTGTCCTCGCCGTGGTCGTCGATCCACTCCTGGAGGAGCTTCTTGTTCGTCCCCTCGACGGCGCGGGAGTCGATCTGCAGGGGGGCGCCGCGGCTCCAGCGGTGGCGATCGCGTCCGAAGCACTCCCGGAATCGGCCGCTCGTGCGCGTCGGGTTGCCGAAGACGCAGCGGATGATCTCGGTGTCCTCGTCGGTGCAGGCCCCGTCGACGGCCTCCCAAATCGAGTCGGGGATGCCGGAGGCCTCGTCGAAGATCACGATGACCCGCTTGCGCTTGTTGTGCAGGCCCTGGAAGGCCTCGGGCTTGACCTCGTTCCACGGGATCAGGTCGACGCGCCAGGTCTTCTCGTGCTTCGGGTCCGTCGAGTAGAGCGCCGTCGAGGTCATGTGGAACCACGATTCGGTGAGCGAGAGGCGGTGCCACTTCGTGAGCTCCGGGACCGTCTTCGTCGTGAGCTGGACCTTCGTCATCGCCGTCACGAGGCCGCGGGTATCCTCGAAGGTGTCGAGCGCCCACTTGAGGAGCCAGGCCACGATCGCGGACTTCCCGATCCCGTTCCCGGACGAGACGGCCTCCTGGATGACCTCTTGAATGACCCCCTGGACGGTCGCCTCGCCGGCCCGCAGCTGCTCACCGATTCGTCCGAGGAGCTCCCGCTGCCAGGTCCTCGGGCCGGCTTCCTTCTCGAGCTCGGTCCCCGGCTGGCCCCAGGGGTAGCAATAGAGCACGTGGCCCAGCGGATCGTGCTCGAAGGCGGCGATGTCGTCGATCAGCTGCAGCTCGTCGTCGGTGGCGCTCATGGTTTCATCTCCGGGGGCTTGGTCCCGCGTTCGAGGATCCGCACCAGCCGCTCCGCCCTGATCTTGGAGGTTTCCAGATCGAGCATCAGCTGGGTGAGGGCGACCTGCGCGTGCTCGACGAGTCGGCACTCTGGACCGTTCACCGGGACGATGAAGGCGGCCTCGATCGCGGCCTTGAACTCGGAGAACATCAGCGCCTCCTCGTGCTCAACTGGTCGCTGATCGTCTTGTGCTGGTCTTTCAGGAACTGGATCCGCTCGGCCTCAGCCCGCTTGCACCGCGGACACTGGAGGCGCAGCTGGCCGTGTTCGCAACGCTTCCCTGCGGCCGCGGCTTTGTGCCATCCGGACGATCGGCGCTTCATGGCTTCAGGCCTTTCACGATCTGCTCGGCCCTGGCCGTCGCGGCGCGCAGTTCAGCCGCCTTCCGGTCGAGCTTCCGATGCCGGCGTTCGAGGCGCCGAATGCAGCCGTCGTGGATCGGCGTAGCCGAACTCTTCCCGCAGCAGCCGCAGTGGTAATTCGCCTTGCTCATCGTTTCCTCGCTCGTTCCCTCGCCGCCTTCAACTCGGCCGCCCGGTTCACGTTGACGTTGACGTTCACGGTCTCCACGAAGAGCTTCAGGTGCTTGCCGAGCAGTTCGAGGGACCGCGGCTTGTCCCAGAACTTCAGCTTCGTCGTCCCCACCAGACCGACGTCGACGCCGGCGATCGCGCGGCGCACGTCCTCGGGAATCTTGTGGATCGGGAGGAGCTTTCCCCGCTTGTCGTAGGCCTTCGCGATGTCGACCTTGGCGATCAGGAGCAGCTCGCGGAGCACGTCGTCGGCCTTGAGCTCGAGGCGCTCGGCCTGCTTGCCGGCGAGGACGGTGATTCGCGCTTTGACCCAAGTTTTCCCAAGGAGCTCCGGCCCGATCCGGTCCGCCGTCCGCTTCGAGTAGCCGGCCCGGATGCAGGCCTGCGTGGCGTTCTGGTCAATCAGGTATTCCCGGCAGAATCGCTCCTGCTTGGGGGTCAGGTCGCCCTTCCGTCTCGCCATTTCAAACTCCTTCCGGTGGATCAGAGCTGCGCCAGCTCCTCCGCCTTCTCGTCGAGCACGTCCGCGCGCTTCGTCAGGGTCAGGGCTTCTTCCCGGAGCAACCCAGCCTTCTCGCGCAGTGTCTCGGCCGCTTCCTTGAAATCACTGCCACCACTGCCGCCGCCCTCGCCAGATGATTTCGGCCGGCGGGGGGGGTCACGGCCTTATGAGGCTCGCCGTCGCAGCCTTTCACATGGGCATCGAACTTCGCGCCCAACCGCAGATAGGGCTTCCCGCACTTCTTGCACTTCGTCGCGGCCTTCGTCGCTGTCATGGTCCTGGCCTCTTTCGCTTTCATCGGGGTTTCTATCTCGTCGCGCCAGGGATCCAGCCCGGGCGCGGTGGGTGAGGAAATTGCAGACGATTGCAGCGGCACCTGGCCGTCGCAGACTTCCGGGTGATGCTTCCAATCGGGCACGATCTTTCCGCTGGCCTTCGTCGGGAGATGGCGGCCGCAGCCCT